CCTACGAAGAATCAAGCAGCTTTAATTTTTGAAGCGAGAACTTTATAGAGCTTTAATGACAGCGGCGGAAGAAACAGAAGATGGTGAAGTCCCAGTAGAGAAGCATTTGATTCAGCCAATTACTAATATGCATGTTAAATATCATAATTTGAACGTGGTTGATGAAGGAAAGATTACTGATGAGTTGGCTGCGGAATATAGAATTAAAGGGCGTTTGTTTTTCCTAGTTAATGATAGTGTTTTGCACAGGGTTTTCCAGTTTAGAAAAGTTGAACGAACTTATTATCCGGATTGTTTTACTGTTGACGGTCGTCCAGCTCGAAATATGAGTGCACATAATGAGATCGGGACAACTTGGGTAGAGGGAGGAGCTTATATGAAGTATTTAGCGATGTTGGGAGATACTCTAGATCAGTATGATGAAATAATTCTTCCAGGGCATACGCCAGATAATGTATGCAAGACCTATAGATTTCGTTCGAGAGGTTCGTCATCAGTAATTGAGGGTGATATCAGTGGGTTGGATTCTAGTATTACTGCTATGCAGTTAGTGATCTATATGATGTTTGCTTCAGTTTGGATAATAAAAGATGAAGCAGACCATTATTATAGGATTTTTCAGTATTTGTTGGAAGCGTGCTCTGAGCAGTTGGCTGGGAAGGTAGTTCGATGGTTAGTAGATTATATGTTGTTATTAGGTTGTATGCCAAGTGGAAGTTTGGAAACTAGTCATGGTAACACTTGGATAGTAATCAATTTCTACTGGTTCGGATATATTTTCAATGAAATGGCAATAAATACAAGAGAAATACGGACAAAAATTTGGCGACATTTGATTGGTAGAACGTTAGCAATTTTGGTGTTTGGAGATGATTTTGTTGCAGTGATACCGGATGAGCTAGTAGATATACTTACTATAGAGCGTTTTGCTGAGTATTTGGAGCGATATTTCGGAGTTAAGATGAAAAATTTAATTACGCATCGATCATTAATAACTTATTTGCACGTTGAAAATGGAAGTGTATTGCGGTATGTTTATAACGGACCATCATATTTAAAGCGAAAGTTTATATTAGCTTCGAATTTTTGTTTAGAGTCTATTTGTGATACGGTAGCGCCAGTCGTGTCATGGAGACCATTTGCGCAATACTCTTGGCGAGTGGCTGTCCCAAAAGATCGAACTGCTCCTCCATACATGAATTTGTCGCGTTTGATTGGATTGGCATATGATACATTAGGTGTTGATCCGATGGCTTATTTTATGATAAAATTTTTATTTAAGAAAACGTATGCAAATTCAGTAAAGGCGTATGGGAAGAACTTTATAGATGAAAATTTTCCAATTTGGTTTAGAAATGATCA